AATAATATGTTCTAATCTTTGATCTCCTTTCATTTCATCTACAAAGGGAGTTTTTTGATTTTGACAATATTTAAGTTCTCTTTCATAACCTTTTTCTTCATCAAAATAATAAATATTTGCAGATTTGATTGATCTTGATAGTGGTTTTTTACCACCTCTTAAGATGTATAGTCTATCTTTTATCTCCCACTCATCTTTTGGTTTTATTCTTTCTCTCGCTTTTGGTTGTTCTGTAACCGGTGGTGTTTCTACCACATCTTGAATTTGAGGTTCTTCCACCTCAACTTTTTTTGTTTTCTTTGCCATAATATAATATATAATAAAATTAATAAAAATAAAAGGACCGAGGCCGAAACCTCGGTTCTTTTAAAGTAATAAATGCTTATTTCATTAACATGAAATTGTTAGCACCTTGTGTAACTAAACATCTTTCAGACAGCATGTGTATCTGCATTGCATCTAAAGCAGATGTAGCAGCACCAACCGAACCAGTAATCCATGATTTCATTCGTCTGTCGTCAGTTTGAGAAGCTCTATAACGTACATGTAAAAATGGTCGTTTAAGATTTTTTCCTAAAGCTTGGTCATAAACTGTAGACGTACCAGCTGGTACTATAACTCCACGGATAGCCGCGGTAGTTGCTCTATCATTAATACCACCTCTTGTAGCTTTATCATTTAAGTATCTCATATCAGATTTGTAGAAATCGTAAGATCCACGTCTGAAACCAGAGAAACCTAAATTAAGCGCCATATCTTCTGAGTTGTTGAATACTCCGTAAGAAGTACCACCAGCCCCATAAGAATTCATTGAAGCTAACATATCATCAACAGCTAACGAAGTAGCCCTGTTAACAAACATCATGTTTTCTTCAATAGCACCTTGGTTATCAAATTCTGCTAAGATAGCGTCGAATTCAGCTAAATCAGTTGCTGAATTAACACCAGTAACACCAGAGGTTAAATTACCTCTATCTTCGATAGCCGCAAATAAACCTTCAGTACCAGCACCATTTAAACCAGCATCAGCAGCGCCTCTAGTTTGACCATCAGCACCGAAACCAATTGCCGATACAGCAAGTGTTTTCTGAGCTTCCAATAAAGCCATCTCTAAATGATCAGTAAAACGTGCTCTAGTTTCACCTTCAGCTTTTAAGTACCATAAATAGCCACTTCCACCTGCTTCACTTGTAACTTCAACCCAACCAATTTGAGCAGTATCAGATCCAGAGATCTCATAGTAATCTTTCATTATAATTGGTTTGTTAGTGAATGATTTGAACGTTGGAGTGTTAGCACCTCTTGATTCAGTTTTGTATGTACCAGTTTCGTCTGAATAAGACATCCCTTTACCATACTCAGAACCAATAACTAATACAGTTGCTGTACCATCAGATAAAGCTGAAGCAGCTGTATTATAAGGTTCAAATGAAACAACATTTGAATCTGGAGTTTCAACAACCAATGCTTTTTCTACAGAACCAGCTTGTGCTATTAATACCATGTCATTAACTCTAACGCCGTGAGTTCTACTTGTTGTACTACCTACTGTTGTATCTCCATCGATATCAGCAGTAATTGCAAACGTACCGTTTGTGTCACCATCTGCGTCTACTGTTGCGACGTATGATAAGTGTAATCTTGATTGCTCAGACCAAACAACTTGGTCAGACATCATAGATTCTTCAGCTCCAACTTGTGAAAGAAATCCAGATATAGTCCTAGGACCAAATACCTCTGCTTCTTTCTCCATTAGGTCTGGTAAATATTGTTGCGCCCAGCCGTCCGAAGACCCCGCTGTCGCAAAATCGATGTAATTTGAGTTTAGTGTTTGCTTCGCTGAAGCCGGAACACTGTTCAAATTACTACCTGCAGTAATTGCCATAATTTTGTAATTTTAAATTGTTATTTTTGTTTAATTTTAAACTTAAAATCAGAAGAATTATCACCTAACACTTTAAACTTCATACCACCTGTTTCTATTTCACCGTGACTTTGTCTTGGATCCATATTCACATTTTTGGCTTTAGCGACACTATCTTTCATAGCGTCTGTTTTACCTTGTTCGTAAAAGTGATTAGCAATAGCATCAGCATTCATTGCTGTGTAAAGAGATTTATGATAACCTTTTGCATCTTTTAAAGCGAGATTTTTATCTAAAAACTTTTTAGTAAAATTATTAATATCACTTTGCGTTGCTTTAACTTCATCAGCGTTCTTTACATTATACCTATACTTTTTATCCCCAACACTATATTCAAAACCTTTGAATTTGTCGTTAAAAACTTGTTCAGTTTTTTGGGTAAAAGTATTTGTATTTTGTTTTGCTACTTTTTGAGTCTCTTCTGACTCCTTGTTATATCTATTAAAGAAATCAACTGCTTTTTGTTGTTCAGAAGTTAACTTACTCCCAGCTTTAATTTCTTTATAGTATTTGGACTTTTGCCCGTCCAGGTGGCTTTTAGCGCTGGCAACTTGCTCTTTTAACGCTAATTTTTTTCTACGTATATCTCTTTCATCTTCTTCTTCTTCGTCATAAGAGAATTGATCTTCCATAAGGAAGTTAATTTCTTCTGTGTTTAAATGAGGTTTAGATTGTCTGTAATATTCATATAGTAAATCTTTATCTGCTAATTCGCTATAATCTTGATTAAGTTTTACATAGTCATTTAAATCACCACCCGTTTCTTCCATAAAATCCATTAGTTTTTGGATATTTTCAGGAATTGGTTTCCCAGTAGCTTGAGCTTCAGTTACAGCTTCTTCAACCTGTTCTTCTAACTCTTCAACTGTTTCTTCTACTTCTTCATCTGTAATTTCTTCTATAACAGGTGCTTCAGCATCTTCTTCTGTAGATTTGTCAGTATCCTCTTCTTTATCAGTCGTTTCTTCAATAATCTTTTCTTGAACTTCCTCGGTTTCTGTGTTATCAACTGGTTGTTCATCTTTTTCTGTTTTTGGTGGTTTACTTAAATCAACTTTAGTTATCGTTTCTTCAATAACCTCTGCTGGTTTTTTCATTTTTGCTTTTACTTTTGTAACGTCACCTTTAGGTTTGTTAACCTTTGTAGTCTGTTCTACTACATTTTCTTTTTTCTTTTTTGCCATAATATAATATAATAATAGTTAATAAAAAATTTATCTTGGATCAAACGCGCCTAAATCAAATCCTCCTAAAGTATCATTACCTGCAGATTCAAAATCTTTAGGTGGTTTTGCGTTATTTCTTTGATCTATAAGTTCGCTCTGTTGAGTTGCTTGTATCCTTGTTCTTTGGTCTTTACGATCTTCTTTCTCTTTTTCTTTGGTTTTTTGCCCATCTACTTCTAATCCCTTTAATTGCATGTTCATTTGAAACTCTAATTGCATTAACTCTTTTTTAATTTGAGCTTCTTCTCGCAATTTTCTAGAATCAAGATCTGCTTTAATTTGTTCTAGTTGAGAATCAGACGAAACTTTTGCTTGGTTTTTTTGAACTTCCATCTGAGCAGAAGCTTGCTGTTGTTGTATATTAGCATCTGCTTGAGCTTGTATATTTTGTAGTTGAATTTGCTGGTCTTTAGCGTCTTTCTTTTTTCTACGTAATTTTAGTAATTGATTTGCTAATTTTAAATTTTTAATCTCCCTTACTTCAATAGCGTCTTCAAGTTCTATACTTTGTTGTTGTAACGCCATTTGGATATTATTTTCTAACATCATTTTTTCTTCTTCATCAGGGGCTAAATCTATAAATATCCCAAAATCATATAGATGTAAATTTTGCATTTCTTCTAAAGTAGCTACATTATGTGTACCAATAGCTTGAATAAAAGCGTCTTTAGTTGGAGAATATTCTATAATATCAGATACCCTAAGCGATAAGCATTCAGCAATCTCAACAGTTATAAATAATCCAGCTTGTAATATGTGTCTTGTAGCTGTGTTGGAATTTGCTGCTGCTAATTTTTGTACACCAACTAAAGCGTTTTTATCAGGAGTACTAGCATCTCTAGCTTCATTTAATCCTGTACAATCTCTAATCATTTGCAAATAGTAATTATAATTTGCAATTAATGCTTGGATTTTATTTCCACCACTTCCACTTGTAATTTCTTGAATAGGAACTTTACCTGGGTTCATATCGCCATC